GGGTGATTCCGGGCAAACCGGCTTCACTGACTGTCCCGGCAGACATGAACGAGACAGTGAAGCCATAGTGTGTGAGAAAAACGATGGCGTTCACCACGTTTTCCGGCCCGGTTCGCTCGGGCACTGTCCGTGAGGGCGCTGCCCGTAATACGGGCCTTGTTGTTCTTACCCAGTCTTATGACACGGGCGTTGTGACGGCTGGCGTCGGCAACGTGGATGCCGCTCTCGGCATTCTGCCCCAGGGTTCTCAGATCGTGGACATCACGGTCGATCAGGTTGTGGTTCCGGGCGGCACCTCCACCTCCACTGTGTCGGTTGGTAACGCGACTGGCGGCGCACAGCTTATGGCTGCCGTGGCAACGACGGCTGGTGGCCGCTTCCGTGGTACCGCCACGGCGACGACGCAGCTTGCGTGGCAGACCTCGACTTCGGCAGGTACGCCTGTGTTCGTGCGCTATGCGGTTGGCTCGGAGGCTGGTGTTGGTCGTGCGATCATCACCGTCTCCTACGTCCAGCGCGCTCCGAACGGCGCCCAGAACCCTGCCAGCGCCTAACAGCTAAGGAGGGCTCTGCGTCATGCAGACAGATGTCCTTGCTAGCGCCGTCCGCACGACGGACGGCGTGATGAATGACCAAGCGGGCAATGCGATTGGCCGTTGCCGCGTGAAGGGTATCTACATTGTTCCTGCTGCCGGGGCGGGCAGTGTTGTCTTTCGGGACGGCTCTACCGTGGCTGGCCCAAGCAAGATCACTGTGAATACGATCACCGGATCGACCAGCACCAACTGGCTTCTGATGCCGGGCGAGGGGCTTCTCTTCCAGACCGGCATCTTTGCCGACCTGACGGACGTTGCCTCGGTGATGGTCATCTATGGCTAAGACCCCAGCTTGGCAGCGTGCCGAAGGCAAGTCCAAGTCTGGTGGCCTGAATGCCAAAGGCCGAGCTTCTTATAACCGGGCCAACCCAGGGAAACCTGGGTTGAAGCCTCCCCAGCCTGAAGGCGGTTCCAGGCGGGACAGCTTTTGTGCGCGCATGAAGGGGATGAAGAAGAAGCTCACCTCGGCAAAGACGGCCAACGATCCCAACTCTCGTATCAACAAGTCCCTACGGGCCTGGAATTGCTGATATGACCCAAGACACGGAAGCAGTGAAGAACGTTGTTGATGCGGTTTCTATAGGAACTGTCGTGGCTACTTTAGCTGGCGTCCTGCCAAGCATCGCAGCGATCTTCACGATTTGCTGGACTGCTATCCGCATCTACGAGACCGAGACAGTAAAGAAGCTTCTTGGCAAGAAGCCTGCACCTCAAGAGCCTGGGGCTTGATGTGGAACTGCCTAAGCTAACTCCTGTCGTTCAATTTGCGACAGCCACGTTTGCGTTGGCTGTTGGCGGCTATACGGCTGGGGAAAAGTTTGGGTGGTTCCGGAACGAGATCATCACCTGGACGCCCGAACACTTCAGGATTGCTGATGGCAGAATAGGCCAGCCAATCACCGTGACCGTGGCCCGGATCAAGCGTCGGGATGATTGCTCTGTAGAAGGCTTCAGCGTCACGGTCAGGGATGCCACTGGCCTCATTCATGAGGCAACGCCTAGCATGACGCGCTTCACTGGACCGGCTGGCCCAGAGATCGACACCTTCACCTATACGCTAGAGCTTTCAGACAGGTCTCCGGTTAGCCCTGGCCGGGCAACCCTGCTCGCCACAATCCGTTACAAGTGCCCGGAGGGGGAGCGTACCGTCACCTATCCACGTCATCAGAACCTGACGTTCATGCTGGAGAGATAGGATGGAAGCCCTTCTTAATCTTGTCCGCACCGTTGCCCCGTCCATCGCTACTGCCGTAGGTGGCCCGCTGGCGGGGATGGCGACGCGAGCCATCTCCGAAGCTCTTCTTGGAAAGCCGGATGGGACCGAGGATGAGCTTATAGAGGCGGCCAAGAGCGCCACGCCAGAACAACTGCTTGCCCTGAAGCAGGCAGAAAATAACTTCGTGATCCGGATGCGTGAGCTTGATGTTGATCTTGAGCGCATATCGAACGAGGATCGTAGTTCTGCCCGTGAACGAGAAGTTAAGACGGGCGACCACACGCCCAAGTTTCTTGCGGCTGCTGTGACCTTCGGCTTCTTTGGCGTTCTCTTCTGGATGATTGCCTACGGCCTGCCTGAGAATGGTGGCGAGGCAATGCTGGTTATGCTGGGGACATTGGGCACGGCATGGGGCGCTATCGTCTCTTACTACTTCGGCTCTTCGGCTGGCTCTCGCGAGAAGACCCAGGCCATGAACAGGATCATGGGCAAGTGAAAGACAACTTTGAACGCTGCCTGAAGTTCGTGCTTCACCATGAGGGTGGGTGGTCTGACCATCCCCGTGACCCTGGCGGCGCGACGATGAAGGGCGTGACCCTGGCGGTCTACAAGGAATACCTTGGCCGGGATGTCACCAAGGACGAGCTTCGGAATATTCCAGACGCCCACCTCCATGACCTCTACCGCACTCGGTATTGGGACAAGGCCCGCTGCGATGAGTGGGCTCCTGGTGTGGACCTGTCTGTTTTCGATCTCGCCGTGAATGGTGGGGTTGGTCGTGCAGCCAAGATTCTCCAGCGTTGTGTTGGGGCAGTACCCGATGGAGCTATTGGCCCGAAGACCATCGCTGCCGTTAACGCAGTCCCGGCCAAGAACCTCATTGTTCGCTTTGCCGAAGACAGGCGTGAGTTCTATAAAAGCCTCAAGGCTTTTGAGACGTTCGGTCGCGGATGGCTTCGTCGCACCGATGAATGCGAAACCGAAGCCATGAAGATGGCAGGAGAAAGCTAATGAACATGAAGAAGCCGCGTATGCCGAAGGCTGGTGGTAGTGCCGATGCTGGCATGGCGATGCCGCGTTTTGGCGCTCGCGCGATGCGTCCAGGCGGCATGGCCAAGGGTGGCAAGATTCACGCTGATGAGGCGATGGACAAGAAGCTGATCCGCAAGGAGATTGCTCGCGCCGAGAAGATGGAAGACAAGTCCGAGAAGGGCATGAAGAAGGGCGGCTACGTCAAGAAGATGGCGGCTGGCGGCTCTGCCTCCAAGCGTGCGGATGGCGTTGCCGCCCACGGCAAGACCAAGGGGAAGTTCATCTAATGGACCGTCGCCGTCGCGTTCCCTCCTATGAGGAGGATATGACGCCGCCCCGTGGCATGCGGGGCTTCCGCTCCAATGCCGTCCCAACCGACGAGCCGATGCCGCCGCGTCGCAGCTTCGAGGAGGACATGACGCCTCCTCGTGGTATGCGTGGCTTTGATCCTCGTATGGTCCCCACGGACGAACCGCCGCCGGGCCGTCCTTCTCGCATGGCCAAGGGCGGCGCTGTGAAGATGAAGTCCGGTGGCGTCACCCGTGGCGATGGTTGCGCCACTCGTGGCAAGACCAAGGGCCGCATGGTGTGAAGAAGCAGGAGAAAATCGGGAAGGTCATGAGGGAGTTCAAAGAGGGTTCCCTCAAGTCGTCCAGTGGGCAGAAGGTGAAGAACCCGAAGCAGGCTGTGGCGATTGCTCTTTCCGAGGCTTCTCGCATGGCCGAGGGTGGTCGGGTTAAGCCGCAAAACCCGAAGCTGTGGGCTGCCGCCAAGAGTGCCGCTAGGGCCAAGTTTGACGTGTACCCTTCTGCCTATGCGAATGCCTGGGCATCCAAGGAGTACAAGAAGAAGGGCGGCACTTGGCGGGGTCCTGATAATAGGGTGTCCAAGAAATGAAGGGCGGGCTCGGCAAGTGGTTTGGTGAGAAGTGGGTGGATATCAAGACCGGGAAGCCGTGTGGCCGAAGCGGCTCTGAGAAGTCCAAACGCGGATACCCTGCTTGCCGACCCTCTGCCGCCGCCGCCAAGATGTCTTCTGGGCAGAAGGCCACGATGGCTAAAACGAAGACTGGGCCTGCTCGCAAGAGTTGGCCTATAAGTCCTAGTGGGAAGAGCAAGTCAGTGGCTCGCGTACACTCCAAACTGGGGCGACCCTAAATGACGACCTCCGGTACAGCGGTCTGGAATCTCGACATTGCCGACCTCATCGAGGAGGCATACGAGCGCGCTGGCCTTGAGGCTCGCACGGGCTATGATTTCCGTACTGCCCGTCGATCCCTGAACATTCTGTCGGCTGAGTGGTCGAACCGGGGTCTGAACCTCTGGACCGTTCAGGAGAATGCTCTTGTTCTTACGCCTGGGGTGAAGACCTACTCCCTGGCAGCCGACACGATTGATATCATCGAGACGATGATCCGGGTTACCACCAGCGGATCGCCTCTGGATTATACCGTGTCTCGTATTGGCGTTGGCGATTACGCCACGCTGCCAAACAAGAACACGACGGGTCGCCCTCTTCAGATTTATGTGAACCGACAGGTGAGCCCGGAGTACACGCTCTGGCCGGTTCCCGATCTGCCCTACACGATTCTGTATTGGACGATGCGTCGGATTCAGGATGCCACTACGTCAACTGACGTAATGGACATGCCGGTGCGTTTTGTCCCCGCCCTCATCGCTGGTCTTGCCTTTCAGGTTGCAATGAAGCGCCCGGAGGCTGCGGCCAGGGTTCCTCTGCTGAAGCAGGAATACATGGAGCAGTTCCAGCTTGCTGCGGACGAGGATCGCGGTCGCGAGCCTGCTCGCTTCGTGCCCTGGTCTTCGTACCCATGACGGTTAAGTTTGCGCGCGGCAACAAAGCTTACGCTTTTTGCGACAGGTGTTACCAGAGGTATGACCTAAAAGACCTGACTTGGCAGGTTGTTAACCAGAAGCCCACCGGCCTAAAGGTGTGCGATGAATGCAATGATGTGGATCATCCCCAGTATCAGTTGGGCAAGTTCCCCATCAATGATCCAGTTGCTTTGCAGGACCCGAGGCCGGATATTAACCCAGGCCGAAGCCTGAATGGTTGGAATCCTGTTGGCAATTCTGCCACCACGACGAACGGCAACGTGGGCAACGTTGCTATCTTTGTAGGATAGGAGCGCATCATGAAGGGCAAGGCCCACACGCCGACCAGCATGGACATGAAGAAGTACGGGCGGAACATTGCTCGTGCCATGAACCAGACTGGCGGTGCCGTTTACGGCAAGAAGACCCCGGACGGCGTGAAGACGGTTGACGCGAGCGCGTATGACCTGAAGCCGGTCGCCAACAAAGGCGTGACCAACGCTCCGAACCAAGCCATTGTCGCCAACGAAGGCTCGCCCAAGAAGGCCACTAAGATTCGTGGTACGGGTGCAGCCATCAAGGGCACGATGGCTCGCGGCCCGATGGGCTGAGGACTAGGCGGCAATGAACTACACAACCCTTGTAGCTCTGCTTCAGGACTACACGCAGAATTCCTCGTCGGAGTTCGTTGCCGCCATTCCTGACATTGTGAAGCTGGCCGAGGATCGGATTTATCAGTCCGCTCAAATCCCGGTCCTGAAGCGCAATGCTGTGTCCAACTTTGTCCAGAACAACAAGTACCTTGCTGCCCCAACTGACTTCCTTTCCGCCTACTCGATGGCGGTTATCAGCGGTACTGGCGTGTATTCCTACATGCTGGAAAAGGAAGTTGGATATATCAACGAGGCTTATCCAAACCCAACGTTGACGGGCGTGCCTCGGTACTATGCCCTATTCAACGACGCGACGTTTGTGGTTGCGCCGACGCCAAGCAGCTTCTTTGAGGTTGAGCTTCACTACTTCTATGAGCCGCCGAGCATCGTGGACGCTGGCACGTCCTGGCTTGGCGACAATACGGAGAGCGTCCTGTTCTATGGGGCGCTGTGTGAAGCCTATACCTATATGAAGGGCGACCCCGATCTTCAGACTCTCTACCGCCAGCGGTACGATGAGGCTCTTGCCCGCCTGAAGAACCTGGGTGAAGGCATGGATAAGCGCGACAACTTCCGCCTTGATATGCCGCGTATCGCGCCGACCTAGGATTAGACGATGGCAATCGTTCAAGCCTTCTGCACGAGCTTCAAGAAGCAGCTTCTTGAAGGCGTGCATGACTTCCGCACGGTCGGTGGGGATACGTTCAAGATCGCCCTCTACACTGAGGCTGCGAACCTGAACTCTACGACGCTTGCCTATTCCACGACCGGGGAAATCTCCGGAGGCGGCTACACTGCTGGTGGCCTATCTCTCACAAACATAGGACCAACCGAGTACAACTTGGCTGGTGTCTGTTCATTCCAGACGGCGACGTGGCTGGCTGCGACGTTCTCTGCTCGTGGGGCGCTGATCTACAACACGACCCCGGCACACAGCTACACTAACCCGGCCTGCCTTGTGCTAGACTTTGGCACAACGAGGTTTGCTGTGAACAACAGGTTCGAGGTTCAGTTTCCTCAGATCACCGATCTCAGCGCGATTGTAAGGATCAACTGAGATGCCTTTCGTAATCGCGGATCGCGTCCGAGAGAGTAGCGCCACTGTCGGCACAGGCAGCCTTGCGCTTGCTGGTGCGGTCACTGGGTATCAGACGTTCGACGCGGTTCTCGATACGGGCGACACGACCTACTACACGGCAGCGGATCAGGGCGGCTCCAACTGGGAAGTTGGTATCGGCACGTTCACGGCCCCGTCCACCCTGGCCCGCACGACGATCCTCTCGTCTAGTAACGGGGGCAGCATCGTCAACTTCGGCGTCGGCACGAAGGATGTCTTTATCAGCCTGCCTGCCAGCAGGACCGTTCAGTCTGTCAGCGGCGGCTCTACCGGCCTTACGCCGTCCACCGCTTCGTTTGGGGCAGTAACCCTTGGAGGCACGCTGGCGATTGGTAGCGGCGGCACTGGGGCGACGACGGCCCCTAATGCTCTGACTGCACTGGGCGCCGTTGCCAAGGCTGGCGACACGATGACCGGCGTTCTTGGCATTGTGCCAGGGACTGTTTCTGCCCCAGGTCTCACGTTCTCAGGCGATCCCAATACGGGCATCTTCTCTCCAGCCGCCGACACGATTGCCTTCACTGAGGGTGGCGTTGAGGCTCTTCGTATCAACAGTAATGCCCAGGTTGAGTTTGCTCTAGGCTCTGTGTCCCTGCCGTCCATCACGGTCTCAGGAGACACAAACACTGGCATCTTCTTTCCTGCTGCTGACACGGTGGCCTTTGTTGAGGGCGGTACAGAAGTCGCTCGCATCGACAGCAGCGCCAACCTTCTGGTCAACACGACCACCGCCGTCTCTCGGCTCACGGTCAACGGCGATGTGGCTGGTACGTTCTTCGTGAACCCGACCACAGTGTCGGCCAACTACACGATTCCGACCAGCTATAACGCCATGACGGCAGGGCCGATTACGGTGGCGAGTGGAGCGGTCGTGACCGTGCCTTCGGGCAGCACATGGACTGTTTTGTGATGTCTGCTTTCGACCTCATAGGAGGCGACCATTCCTGTTAGACTCAACTCCTCCGGTGGCGGCTCTGTCACAATGGACGTGCCTGCTGTCGGCACGACCACGACGCTGAACCTTCCGACTGTCAACGGCACGCTTATCGCGTCCGACAACAGCGGCAACGTCACCTACACTGGCACGACGACCTTCTCGGGCAACGCGACCTTCAATGCTGGGCTGGTGCCGTCGAGCAGCTTCCTCCGTAATCGCATCATCAATGGCGACATGCGAATTGACCAGCGGTATGGTGGCGGTAGCGTAAGTGTCCCAAATGCGACGGTCATATACGCCACTGACAGATGGAATGTTTATGAAGATACTTCAGGGACTCTTTCGTTCCAACGGAGTACAATAGTACCCACTGGATTCACAAGCTCTCTTCTTGTCAGTGTCACAAGTGCTGGAACCGCAACTGCATCTCAGTTGTGCCGCATTCAGCAGCGAATTGAAGGGTTTAACATTTACGATCTTGCCTATGGAACCCCATCAGCGGCTACAGTAACAGTTTCGTTTTGGGTTCGCTCAAGCCTTATTGGTACTTACTGCGTTGGCATTAGAAATAATGCCTTAGATAGAAGCTATGTGGGCACATACACAATCTCTTCCGCAAACACCTGGGAGCAAAAATCTATCACTATTCCAGGTGACACATCTGGAACATGGCTGACCGATAGTGGTGTTGGAATGTATCTGTCTTGGGATTTGGGCTCTGGATCAAGCTCAAACACGACGGCTGGAACTTGGGTCTCGGGAGACAGAAACAACACATCCGCACAGGCCAACTGGTGCGGCACCGCAGGCGCAACTTTCTATGTGACCGGCGTTCAGTTTGAGGTTGGCTCTGTAGCTACACCTTTCGAGCGCCGCCAGTACGGCCAAGAGATTGCTCTGTGCCAGCGGTACTACAATGTATCCGGCTTTACCGAGTACCATGTGGTCCCTGCCCCAAATGCCACATACCTTGGTGTGTATCGAATACACATGCCTGTGCAGATGAGAGCAAATCCGACAGTTGGTGTTAGCTATTCAGCAACCAACGCAGTGTTGGATTTTGGTTGGTACACGCAAAACTTTAATTTTATGGTACACTACATTACTGCGTCCGTTAGCACGAACGCATTTATGTTCTTCGTTTGGACGGCATCGGCGGAACTCTGATCATGTACAAGAACGCCCGCTATAAGACTCCTCCGACGATGACGCAGCCAAATGCCATCCTGGTCGATATCAACGGCGCTCAATGCTCTGTGCCGCTCGATCCAGCCAACAGCGATTACGCTGCGATCATGGCTTTGGTGGCAGAAGGTAAGCTTGTCATCGCTCCTTCGGAGACCCCCTGATGCCCCTGATTCTGAACGGAACTACCGGCATCTCTGGCACGGACGGCTCTGCCGCAACGCCTGCCGTGCAGGGTACCGACGCGAACACCGGGATGTTTTTCCCTGCGGCTGACCAGATCGCGTTCGCCGAAGGCGGCACGGAGGTCATGCGGATCGACGCCAGCGGCAACGTCGGCATTGGGACAAGCACGCCATCCACCTACGGGAACGGCCTCGTTGTCTATAACGCGGCAACTGGCGTTGTGCGCGCTGCTGGCGGTTCCGTCACCAGCTATATGTTTGCATCGAACGGCGGTTCTGTTGGAGCGGCTGGCACGGAAACCAACCATCCGTTCGCCTTGTACACCAACAACACCGAACGCGCCCGCATCACCACTGGTGGCGACTTCCTAGTCGGAACGACGAGCGCCATTGCTAGCTCAACAGGCGGAATACACGTCCAGAATGGCGGCGAACAAATCCGCATTAAGAACACCAACAATGCCAACTACTGGCGGTTTGTCACCGACAACAACAACACCGTCTACATTGTCAACCAAAGCACGACCGGCGTATTCATGGCAAACGGCGGAAGTTCGTGGTCTGGTCTTTCTGATGAGCGTCACAAGGATATCATTGAGCCGATCACTGACGCCGTAGAGAAGGTGTCCACGCTGCGGACTGTGATCGGGAAGTTCAAGACCGATGACGACGGGGTTCGCCGTTCTTTCTTGATCGCCCAGGACGTTCAGAAGGTTCTGCCCGAGGCAGTTCACCATGCAGACCAAGACAGGCTTGGGCTGGCCTACACAGAGGTCATCCCACTCCTGACTGCTGCCATCAAGGAACTCACCGCGAAACTGGAAGCCGCAGAGGCCCGCATCGCAACGCTGGAGGCCCGCTGATGTCCACAATTCAAGCTAGCAACATCAAGTCTGCCGCCTCTGCGAGCAACAACATTGTCCTCGACGCCTCGGGCAACGCGACGTTCGCTGGCACTGCGGCGATGGCGAGCAGCTTCCTGCGGAACCGCATCATCAATGGGGACATGCGGATCGACCAGCGGAATGCTGGGGCGAGCGTGACAGTCAACACTGGGAACCAGACCTTTTCGGTGGACCGTTGGTGGGCGCAAGGCACGGCTTCATCCGGCGTTTTCACTATTCAGCGTTCCACTGTTGCGCCCGCTGGTTTTAGCAACTCCCTGTTGGTTACTGTCACCACGGCAGACAGTAGCCTTGCGGCAAACGACCTCTACGACATTGCTCAGTTCATCGAGGGCTTCAACGTATCCGACCTTGGGTTCGGCACCGCGTCGGCCCAGACTATCACGTTGTCCTTCTGGGTTCGGTCTAGCGTGACCGGGACATACGGCGGCGCTCTGGGCAACAATGCCGGGAATAGGGGCTACCCGTTCACCTATTCGATCTCTGCCGCCAACACCTGGGAATACAAGACTGTCACCATCGCTGGCGATACATCTGGAACGTGGACGACGGACAACACTATCGGCCTGCGGGCCTATTTCGGCCTCGGTGTCGGCTCTACGTTCAGCGGCACAGCCGGTTCGTGGTCAAGCAGTTTTCCCTTGTCTGCGACCGGTGCGACCAACCTCATGGCAACCAACGGCGCGACCTTCTACCTGACCGGCGTCCAACTCGAAGTCGGCACCGTCGCCACGCCGTTTGAACGCAGGCAGTTCGGGCAGGAACTGGCGCTGTGCCAGAGGTATTATCAAGTGCTACTTGAGCAGTTGGTTTATGAGGGAACGGTTAATGGGGGCGCCAACCCAATTAATAATATAGCCTTCCCAGTACCAATGAGGTCTTCCCCAACTGCTTCACTCACACCTCTTGGAGGCAGCAACGCATCCGCCTTGTTGGTGAACACTGTAAATGCGACAACGCTCAGAGTTCAGTGTACGGCACTTGCAACAGGAAGTGCATTCTTCGTCTACAATGTTGGCATTGCAGCGGAACTTTGATCCATGTACACCAACGCTCAATACATAGCCTTCAATGGCGTCAACACCAGCATCCGCTGTGACATTGACGGCGTGACCTCGTTCGTGCCGCTCGACCCTGCGAACACCGACTACCAGAACCTGCTTCGGCTTCAGGAGGAGGGTGAGATCGTGATTGCCCCTGCTGACGCATGAAGAGCAACTTCTACGTTTACGAGCATTGGCGCCCGGACAGGGGCGAGTGCTTCTACGTCGGCAAAGGTCGAGGCCGCAGGGCCAACATCATGAAGCGCCGCAACAAGCACCACAAAGCCATTCAGGAGAAGCTGGCTAGGCTCGGAATGTGCGTTGAGGTCAAGATAGTGGGACACGGCCTTTCTGAAGACGAGGCTTTTGAGCTAGAGAAAAAGAGAATTGCTTTTTGGCGGTCGGAGAACTGCGATCTCGCCAACATGACTGATGGTGGAGAAGGAACCACTGGGCACAAGCCCGTGATAACTTCTGAATGGCGAGCAAAGCTATCTGCTGCGAAAAAGGGGAAAAGCAACTACAAGCTGGTGATGGCTTCTGCGGCGGCAAAACGCGGCAAGCCGCATACCCCTGAACATCGGGCCGCTATTAGTGCTGCCGCCAAAGAAAGGTTCAAAGACCCAGCCGTTAGAGAAAAATTCCGTCTATGCTCGGTGGGTAAGATCGTGTCTGAGGAAAGCCGCAAGAAGATGTCCGACGCTGCAAAGGCAAGGCGCCAAAGAGAGAAGGCCCTGGCTCTGGTAGCGGCTGGTGAGCTTACTATTGCTCCTGCCGATTCTGCTGGGGGATAAAGACGGGTGTTTGGCTTCTACCCATTCAGCGGCGCTTCGTTCAGTGGGCTAGCCAACGCCTTCTATGCCGAGAGTGTGTCTGACGCCATTGTCCTGACGGATGCTGCCAACAGCACCCTGTCGGGTGTTGCCGCCGCGTCGGACACCCTCGTGCTGTCTGACGTGACGAACGGCAGCCTCAGCATGCTGGCGAGCGCGTCCGACGCCATCGTCCTGTTCGACTTTGCGGCCAAGGCCCCGAACTGGTTCGCGGCGGCGTCCGATACCCTGACCCTGACCGACTCTGCGGCCATAAGCTATAATTTCCTGGGGGCAGCATCTGACACGATAACTCTTACGGACTCCTCGACGGGCGGCTTTGCCTTCTTGGAGAGCGTGTCGGACTCCATCACCTTTGCAGAGACGGCGGTTGGCAGCTTTGCCGCATCGGTAAGCGCATCTGACAACATTGTCCTGACAGACGCCGGGGCCGGTATTTTAGCTATGTCGCTGTCGGCATCCGACACCATAGTCCTGACGGACACTGCGGCAAATATCGCTGGCATGGTTGCGTTTGCCTCGGATACAATCACCCTCGTAGATGTTGGGGCAGGATACGGAGGGTGGGACCCGATACCGAACCCGAACCCAGGCTGGTCTCCGGTGATTGGCCCAGGGGTCATAAATATCTGGAACGACCTTCCTTCGGCTACGGCAACCTGGACCCCTATAGGAAACAGCTAGATGAGCATTAAAGACACCCTCCGAGTCGTGGATGAGGCCGCAGCCGGGCTATCTATGGGGCATTCTGCCCAGGACAGCATCGAGGTGAAGGGCTCCTTCAAGGTGATCTGCCGAGCCGCTGATGGCTCCGTTCGCTGGGAAGATGAACTCTCGAACCTTGTCGTGACGGTCGGCAAGAACGACCTCTTCGACCAGTATTTCCGTGGCTCGTCCTACACGGCGGCTCACTTCGTCGGCCTCAAGACGGCTGGCTCTATCAGTGCCGCCGACACGATGTCCTCGAAGTCGTGGACCGAGATCACGGTTTACTCCAACGCAACTCGCCCCACCTACACGGCTGGTGTGGCTGTGGCTGGCTCGACCGACAACACGGCGTCTCCTGCTGTCTTCAACATCAACGGCACGGCGACGGTGGGCGGCTGCTTCATCAGCACGAACAGCACGATTGGCGGCACGACGGGCATTCTGTTCTCTGCGACGGACTTTGCCACCGCTCGTAGCGTTCTGAGCGGCGACACGCTGACCGTCACCTACACCATTTCCTGCTGAGGTAGGGTAGATGCCCAGTACATATTCGCCAGCCCTACGGCTTGAGCTTATCGGCAACGGTGAGCAGGCCGCGAACTGGGGCAACACAACGAATACCAACCTGGGCTCCCTGGTTGAGCAAGCGGTTACTGGCGTTGCCAGCATTGCGATGCTCGATGCCAACTACACGTTGGTCAGCGGTAACGGCGTTACGGACGAAGCGCGCAATGCTGTGCTGGTGATGACCGGCACCCTGACCGCAACTCGCAACGTGGTCGTGCCGACGAGCAACAAGTTCTATGCCGTCCGGAATGCGACCACGGGCAGTCAGAGCATTGTGGTGAAGACTGCTGCTGGCACGGGCGTCACGCTCGCCAACGGCTTCACCCAGCTTATGTACTGCGACGGGACGAACGTTGTACTGGCGTCCATCCCCATCAACGCCACCAACGGGAACGTCTCTGTTTCTGGGGCGGCATCCATTGCTGGCAACACGACGATTGGCGGCAACCTTGCCGTCACTGGCACTATCACTGTCGCTGGCGGCGATATCATTCCTGCTGGCGTAATCTGGGAGTATGGTGGCGCTGCGGCCCCGACTGGCTGGCTTCTTTGCAACGGCGCTGCTGTTAGCCGCACGACCTATGCGGCGCTCTTTGCCATCATCGGCACGGCCTACGGCAACGGTGATGGGTCCACCACATTCAACGTTCCAGACCGGCGCGACCGCGTTGGTGTTGGGGCAGGATCAAGCTATTCTCGGGGGCAGACCGGCGGTGCAGTTACTGCCACCACCAGCACGGATGGCGCGCACAACCATACCGGCAACACTGGCGGCACGACGCTCACGGTTGCTCAGATTCCAGCCCACCAGCACACCGGCAGCACTTCTACCATTGGGGATCACGTCCACAGCATTGGGCCTGTTCTCCTCTCTGGCGTTGGGTTTGGCTTCAGCGGCAGCCAGGGCGTGTCTGGAACGACATCTTCCACAAATGCTGCTGGCGCTCACAGCCATACTTTCACGACCAATGCGGCTGGCGGCAGTGAAGTTCACAGCCACACCATCACTACGGATGGGTCGCACAACCACACGGTTTCGACGCTTCAGCCCTACCTAGCTTCGACCTTCATCATCAAGACCTAACATGCCACTCACCAAGCTCCAGTTTGCACCGGGGGTCATGCACGACGGGTCTCGGTACTCAACGTCCGGGGCTTGGTCTGACTCTGACAAGGTGCGCTTCCGCTCGAACTTCCCTGAGAAGATTGGAGGGTGGCAGCGCGCCACCTTGCAGGCGTTTATGGGCACGGCTCGCAACCTGTTCCCATTCTCTGATCTGACGGGCAGCTACTTCCTGGGGATCGGCACAAACCTCAAGTACTACATCGAGCGGGGCGGCTCTCTCTACGACATCACGCCGATCAGAGACACAATCACGCAGAGCAACCCATTCTCAACCACGAGTGGCTCAACGACGGTCGTTGTGACGATCCCTAATCATGGGGCGTTCCAGAATGATTTCGTGACTTTCTCTGGGGCGAGTGCTGTCGGCGGTCTTACCCTGAATGGTGAGTTTCAGATTACCGATGTGTTGACATCGGCCACATTCACCATCACTGCCGCATCTGCTGCTTCATCCACAGCGACTGGCGGCGGTTCTGTAACTGCCGTTTTCCAGCTTAATACAGGGCTAGACACAACTCTCTATGCGAACGGCTGGGGCGCTGGGACCTGGGGCGGCATTCTGCCCGGAACCAGTGTTACATTCACGGGCTCTATTAGCAGCACGACGCTAACCGTTTCTGCGATCTCGTCTGGAACTCTAGCCGCCGGTCAGTTGGTCACCGGGACTGGCGTATCGGCTAGCCCACCGGGCTCTCTTGCAACCTACATCACGGCACAGCTAACCGGGCCAACTGGCGGCGTTGGCACCTACACGGTCAGCGTGTCGCAGACTGTCTCGTCCACCACGATGTTTGCCTTCACGGGCACGGGCTGGGGCGCTGCTTCCAACACTCAGGTTGCAGGAACGCGACTGAGGCTATGGTCTGCGGATAACTTTGGGCAGAACCTTGTCATCAATCCGCGTGATGCGGCCATCTATTACTGGGCAAACTCTGGCGGGCTTGGCTCCAGAGCGGTGCTTCTGTCGTCCCTTGGCGGCGCGTCTGATGTCCCATCGGTTGCGCGACAGATCATCGTCTCCGATCTCGACCGCAAGGTGATCGCCTTTGGCTGCTCTGACATTGTGACCAATGTTCAGGATCGTCTTTTGATTCGTTGGTCTGATACGGAGAACCCTGCTGTCTGGACTCCACTGGAAACCAACTCTGCTGGCGGTATTCGCATTCCTACCGGCTCTGAGTTTGTGTCTGCCATCGAGACCAAGCAGGAGATTCTTGTTTGGACCGACGATGCGCTGCACTCCTTGCGCTACATCGGCGCTCCTTTTGAGTACTCAATTGCGCGTATTGCCCTGACTTCCCTTCTTGCTCCCCAGGCCGTTGTGTCCGCAAACGACGTGACGTTCTGGATGGGGCAGAATGGATTCTTCCAGTACGACGGTCGCGCGATTGGCCTGCCCTGCTCGGTCAAGGATTTTGTCTTCAACGACATCAACCTGAACCAAGCCGAGAAGATCACGGCTGGCAGCAACATGGCGTTCAATGAGGTGTGGTGGTTCTACCCATCTGCCAACTCAAGCGAGAACGACCGCTACGTTGTCTATAACTACAACGAGCGCGTTTGGAGTGTGGGTACAATTGTTCGCACGGCCTGGATTGATCGCAGCATTGAGGACTTTCCTCGTGCGGCATCTGTCGATGGCTACGTCTATTTCCATGAGATTGGGCAGGATGATGGCTCTACCAATCCGCCGTCTCCGATTCTCGCATACATTGAAAGCTCTCCCGTCGAGATTGGGCAGGGCGATCAGTTTGGCTTTGCGTGGCGCATGATCCCTGACCTGGACTTCAGGAACAGTTCTGCCCCTAATCCAACGGTGAACTTCATCCTGGAGACGCAAGACTTCTCTGGCTCCAACTTCAACCAGTTTGCCAACAACAACACGACCCTGACAGCAACGCTGCCTATCGCTCAGTTCACGGACCAGACCTACTTCCGTCTAAGGGGCCGCATGTTGACGCTGCGAGTGCAGAGTGAAGAGGTCGGCGTTGCTTGGCGCCTGGGCGTTCCGCGTGTCGATATCCGGACGGATGGCCGTCGATGATTGGCAGGACGCGCCTACCCACTCCCACGATTGATTATAACTACGAGTGGGGCAACCAGCTTACGCGGGCGATTGACCAGAACCTTGATCGCGCGTTTCTTGGATTCCCCAATTACGCAGAGGCGAGTGGGTTTTACGGGTCTTTCTTTGACACGACGACCCAGACCGCTGCTGCTGCCAATACAGCCTATGCCATGACTCTGAACACCACGTCAGAGTCAAACCAGATTTCTGTTATTAGCGGCAGTCGGATAACCTTCAAGAATCGCGGCACATACAATGTGCAGTTCTCGGCCCAGGTGGACCAGACATCGGGCTCCAACCATTCCGTTTTCATTTGGCTGAGAAAGAACGGAACTGACGTTCCAAACTCTACCAGCAAGGTCACCATACAAGGCCAGCAGAGCGAGCTTGTCCCTGCCTGGAACTTCGTCGTGACGGTGCTTGGCGGGGACTACGTTCAGATTATGTGGGCAGTATCCGACACTGCTGTTAGATTGATAGCAGAACCGGCCACTGCCTTTTGTCCTGCTATCCCTTCTGTGATAGCCACAGCGGTGTCGATCTGAGGATATAGCTCATGCGCGATGCAGCCCGTCACCTTGCCAGCTATGGCCGAAACGGCGACGACATGCTGGTGCATGTCAGCCGCAAGGAACTTCAGGGCATTCGGGCTCTGACGGGCCGGGACTTCACGCGCAATCCAGACACGGGCCTGCCGGAAGCCTTCAACTTTGCCAACCTTTTGCCCATCGCGGCGGGCATTGGCGCTAGCGTCCTGACGGGCGGCGCCGCTCTTCCTGCGGCGCTGGCCGCTGGCGCAACGAGTGCTGGTGTTTCTGCCGCTCAGGGCGCTTCTGCCCAGCAGGCTCTGACGCAGGGCCTTATCAGCGGCGCGACTTCCTATGCTGGTGGACAGCTTCTGTCTGGTGTGGGGGAGGCGGCTGGGGCCGCTGCCGCACCGGCCACTGGGTCCATTGCGCCCAATGCCATTGATGCGGCTGGGAGCTTGCAGGCTGCGGAAGCGATTGCGGCTGCGAATCCGGGTGCCGTCGCCGGTTCCTCCACGGTGCCGCTCACAACGCCTCCAAGTTTTATGGACACGATGAGTTCTCGTGCAGCGGACTTCGGCACGAGGCTATCCAATATCGCCAGCGATCCTGGGGCGGCTGTTTCTCAGATCGGCACCAACATCGCAAACAGGCCGTTTCCTGCCCTTATCGCGGCTGGTGGCACGCTCATGCAGGCCAACGACATGATGGGCGGTCAGCCTGCCATTCCTGGCGCCGCACCATACGACCCGAACCGCTACCCTGAGCAGTTCCCAACCAACCCCCGTCGCTTCACCCCACCGCCTGCTGGATATCGTCCTGGGGCAGGACCTGAGTTCAGGTACTTTGCCAAGGGCGGTCTTGCCTCCATGCGCCCCGAGGAAGGCTATACTGCCAACCTCATGAACGAGGCCAAGGCTGCGATCCTGGGCGAGCATCCTCGTCCGCGTGAGGCGCTTGAGCGGTTCCGGGAAAGCTTTGGTGATGACGCCCTGGCCCTACTGCGTGATCGCATGACGGGCGGTCGGGTCCGTGGGGCTGGTAGCGGCATGGACGATCTTGTCCCCGGCACCATCGAGGGCCGACAGAAGGTTCGCCTTGCTGACGGTGAGTTCGTGGTCCCGGCAGATGTCGTGTCTGGTTTGGGTGACGGCAGCACCGAGCATGGCGTGCGCCGCCTGCATGGTATGATGGACAAGGTTCGCCAGGAGCGTACCGGCAAGAAGGCCCAGCCCAAGTCCATCGGCGGGAAGATTAGTCTGTGAATGTGAGCCTCGTCCCAGAGAGCCACATTGATGGCGTCTGGGATTCTGTAAAAGAGTTTCTTATCCCTGCCGTTAAGGTGACCAACGGCAGGTATATGCTCTACGATGTGTATGTCGCCCTGAAGCGTGCCGACATGCAGCTTTGGATTGCCTTTGACGATGACCGTGAAATTAATGGCTGTGAAGTAACCTCGATTACGGATTATCCTTCACGGCGCGTTCTCACGTCCCTGTTCACTGGGGGCAGAAACATCCGCCTTTGGAAGGACCCCTTGATGGGGGTCTTGGTCCGTTGGGCGGAAGATAATGAATGCACGGCTATCGAGGGCTATGGTAGAAAAGGCTGGCTCAAGATGCTCGATTCTTACGGGGTAAAGCAGGCCCTTATCATGTTCGAGAAGGACATCTGACATGGGCGGCAGTCGCGGCGGCGGCCCCACGCAAAGCACCACCTACACCTCCAACCTTCCTGAGTATGCGCGTCCATACTTTGAGCGGATGATGAGTAGGGCTGAGGGTGAGAGCAATCAGCCCTATGTGAGCTATGGCGGTCAGCGCATTGCTGGCTTTACTCCGGACGTTCAGCAGGGCTTTGGCATCACCCGCGACATTGCTGCCCGTGGAACACCAGAGGCCGACGTGGCTGGTGGCATCCTGGGCGCGTCTGCAATGCGTGGTCTGGGCGCCAGCGACTACACGGCGGCCCCAATCCAGCAGCAGGCGTTTGGGCGAGAACAGGCCCAGCAGTACATGTCGCCCTACATGGATGAGGTTCTTGCTCGTCAGAAGTCTGCGGCAATCCGGGACTTTGATGAGGGCCGTCCGTCGCGCGAGACCCAGGCGATCAAGGCTGGCGCCTTTGGCGGATATCGTTCTGCCATCCAGGAAGGCGTTGCCCAGCGTGGCCTTGGCGAGCGTCTGTCCGACATTGAGGCGGCTGGCCGACAGAAGGCGTTCGAGAACGCACAGACGCAGTTCGAGCGTGATCGCGCCGCATCTATGCAGGCCCAGGGGACGACCGAAGCACAGCGTCTTGCTGCCGCTCAGTACGGATTGTCTGGGGCAGGACTTGGCTTGCAGGCTGGTCAGCAGTTTGGCCAGCTTGGCGCGCTGCGTCAGGGCCTTACGATGCAGCAGGCTCAGGAGCTTCAGAAGCAGGGCGGCGTTCAGCAGCAGCAGGAGCAGCGCGAGCTTGATCTTGCGTATCAGGACTTCCTGAACCAGCGCGACTTCGACAAGCAGCAGATCAACTTCATGTCGAGCATCCTGCGTGGCATTCCCGTGCAGCCTCAACAGGTTGTTAACCAGTACGCCAATCCCAATCCGCTGGCTCAGTTCGGCGGTCTGGGGATCGCTGGCCTTGGTCTGTTGCGTTCCTAGGGGGTCTAGATGAATCTGCTCAAAGTCCAGGACGCCCTCAAAAACGCTTCCGACCAGCAGCTTATGGCGCTGATGCAGGCTCCGGATAGCACGGCTCCGTCTTATCTGGTGCTGTCTGAAATCCGCCGCCGCAAGGACATGCGAGCCAAGCAGGCTCCCGAAGGCCAATCCAATCGCACTGTGGCAGAAGACCTTACTGCCCCACAGGAGCCTGTCGGAATCCAGGGCCTACAGGGCCAGGACTCGATGGACCCGGACGGCGTTGATGTTGCCGATGGCGGCGTGCCGGGCATGGCCGCTGGTGGGCTGGCGTCTCTACGTCGCTACCGAGAGGGTGGCGTTGTACGGATGCAGGCTGGCGGGGGCATCGAGACGATGTCTGCCGATCAGCTTCGTCAGCTTCTCGGCCAGATGAGCGACCCTCGTTTTAGGCCGTCTGGGGTTACTGCCACCCCGGACCAGATTCGCAGCCGCCTCGCAGACCTAGAGCAGCGCCAGGAGGATGTGTTCCTTCAGGCACCGAGGTCTCGTCTGCGGCAAGACCTTGGTACAATCGGCCAAGCCGTTCATGGCGCCGTTGGGTCTGGCGGTGAACTCATCTCGGGTGCTGGTCGGCTGGCTGCTGATGTCGGTCGCGCTGCAACCGAGTACGCTCTTGCCCCCGTTGAGCCGCGTTCTCCATTTCCGGAGGGAAGGTTCCCGGAGTCGGAGCCGGTTCGCGGTCAGTTTCTCGCAGAAGAGAGAATCCCAGACCGCGATGAAGTACGCGGTCCTGACCTTGCCTCTCTGGCTGCCGCCCCAAGGCCGGGGTCTCAGGGACAGACTCGGCCCGGCGGAACCACGGCCCAGCCCACCACGACGCAGGGCGGTCAAGGTACGCCGGGCGGCGGCACGCCGGGCATTGAGGGTCTGAGGAATGCCCCTGCTGCCCTGCCTGAAGGCGGTCAGTTGCCGACGATGGCCGAGCTTATGCGCCAGAATGCGGCCCTCTTCCCTGACGGGATGGGCAGCATTCGAGAACGCATGCGTGAGGAGCGCGTTGATCCTGCTGCCCGTCGCAGCGAGGCGGTCAACATGGCTCTGATTGAGGCTGGCCTCCGTATCGCTGGCTCTCGCAACCCCAGTCTGATTGGCGCGATTGGTGAAGGCGCTCTGCCTGCCGTCCAGTCCTACGGTCAGCAGCTTGGTCAGATTCGTGCCGAGCAGCGGCAGGCTCGTCAGGACGATCTCGAACTGGCCAAGCAGGAGACTAACCGCCAGTTTGCGATTGGGCAGATCAGTGCTGCCGAATACCGCAGCCGGATGGACAACATCAACGCGAACATCCGGGTCAACGCTCAGGAGCGTGGCGCTAACGCAAGGCTTGCTGCATCTGAGGCGGCTGCCACACGTCGCGCTGCCGATGCTGCTGCCGCCGCCGAGGCGGCTGATCTTCGTCGCGGCTACGTTTCTCCGGAACGCTGGGCTCGCATGGGTACGGAGGAGCGCGCCGCTGTTGAGCGCAACCGCACCCTTGGCCGTCCGCTCGACACGTCTGGCGCGTCTTCCGCACTGAACGCGACGCTTCAGGACATCAACAGGATTGCGACGCAGATCGACACTCTTGGTCCGCGTCCGACCAGAAACTTTGCTGAGTGGGATCGCAACAACGCATCTCTTCAGCAGCGCCTTCGTGATGCCGAAGCGCGCCGTCGTCAGCTTGAGGACATTGTTGTCTATGGTCGCCCTCGTGAGGGGGCTGGCGGATCAGCGTCTGGAACTACTAATCTTCCGTCCGGAGCGCGCATTGAGAACGGTAGGTACGTACCGGCTGGGAGCTAACTGATGCGGACCATTGATGTCCCCGGCGTCGGGCCGATTCAATTCCCCGACACGATGTCTGATACCCAAATTATCCAGGCAATCGAGCGGGACATCCTTCCTGGCGTTAGGGGCAGAACTCAAGTTGCCCCCACCATGCCGCTTGATGGCGCTCCTGTCGGCCAGGGTTCCACGATGGAGCCGGTCCCTGAGCGTGGGCTCTTCGGCACTATCGGCGCTCGTGCCGCTGATGTGGGCGGCTCTCTCGTTTCCGGCGCTGGTAGCGTTGCCACTGGCATTGGCGGTCTAGGCGGCGTCCTTGGCCTCACTGGCTACGACAACGTTCTAACCCGGCTTGGCCGTCGCGGCGCTGAGTTCGGGGCAGAACTCATGTCGCCCGAGCTTCGTAATCAGCGTCGTGCCCTGGCTGACGCCATGAAGGAAGCTGAGGAGCGGGGCCTTGCTGCTGAAGCCGGTGCTGCCCTCAGCACGCTGGCGAGCAATCCTAGCCTGCTCTTCTCTATGGCGGTCGAGCAAATCCCTGCCTTCGTGCTGAGTGGTGGCGTTGGCCGTGCCGCGACTGCCGTTGGTCAGATTGGCGCTCGTGGCGCCGCTCGTGCTGGTACTGCTGCCGTTGATCGTGCCGGTCAGGTCGGCGCTATCGGCACTGCGGCCAGCCTTCAGACGGGCGGCATCGCAGACCAGACCTATCGGGAGGTGATGGACCTCCCCGAAGAGACCATCGCCCGCAGCCCCAACTACCAGCAGCTTCTTCGGAGCATGTCGCCTGCCGAGGCGCGTGACGCGATTGCCAATCGTGCCGCCCGTGAAGCTGCTGCCTTGGGTGGTGGTATCTCCGTTGCCGCCATGACTGCACTACCGAGTGCCGAGAAGGCGCTCTTCACTCGTGGCGTCTCTCAGAGTGCCGTGCGTCGTGCGCTTGGCGTCGGCGGCGCTGAGGCTGTCTCTGAAGGTGTCGAGGAGGGCGGCGGTCAGTTCGCTCAGAACCTTGCTGTCCAGAGGCAGGCTGATGCAGAGCGTGATCTTCTTCGTGGTGTCGGTGGTGCTGCTGCTACTGGCGCTGTGCTTGGCGGCGTCATGGGCGCTGGTGCTGGCGCTCTTCAGCGTGCGCCTCTGCCTCCCTCGACGGAGCCGGGCGCTGGCAACCTGACGCCGGAACTTCAGCAGGCGATCAACGAGTACGTCGCTAACCGCGAGCCTATGACTGAGGGGCAGAATCTTCTGCCTCGTGAGCGTCCCGTCGTTGATACGCCGGTCGGCAACCTCACTGTGTCTCAGGCCATCCGCTACTTTGAGCGTCGGTTCCCTGAGCTTGCCACCCTGGACGATGTTCAGGAGAAGATTCGTGTAGGTCAGACGCTTCTCGCCCAGGAGCAGGAAGGTCGCGCTGCTGGTCGGCAGGGTGTGGAAGAGGGCCGCTACCGCAGGGAGATTGCTACCAGCCCTGAGACAGAAGAAGCCTTTCGTCTTGCTGAGATTCAGAGACAGGCTGGTCGCCGTGCGGAAGATGTCATTAGTCGCGTCCCCCTTGAGAGGGAAACTCCATACGCTGCCGGGCGTCGTGCTGAGGCAGAAGAGGCATTTCGCGCCGCTGACATTCAGAGGCAGACCGGGCGCCGTGCCGAAGAAGTCACTGGCCGCGTTCCCCTTGAGAGGGAGACTCCGTATGCCGGTGGTCGTCGCGCTGAGGCTGAACAAGCATTCTCTGATGTAGAGCGTCAGCAGAAGCTTGGCTCTGTTCCCAGCGTCAATGTTCTTCGGCGCGATCTTCAAAAGGAAGAGCGCGAGATTCGAGAGCTTACGAAGGCTCGCGATAAGGCTCAGGTTCGCCTTCGTCAGATCGAGCGTGCGCCTGTTGTTAATGCCGTTGCCCGTGAGGGCGTTCAGGCTGAGATCGACCAGCTTACCCAGCTTATCGCCGGGCGTGAGCAGATTCGTCGTGACATTGAGGCCCGCATCCCCGAGGTCGAGCGTCAGGTAACGGCACGGGAAAACCTCCAGGCTGATGCCCAGGGTGCGTTTGATATCGCCCAGGCTGACCGTGAAAGACTTGCGCGGCAGAGGCAGGCTCCCGGCATTGAGATTCCTTCCGGCTCTGGCGTTCCCGACACAATCCCTCAGCAGACGGACGACACTCGCGCTGGCGCTCCACAGATCACCGGCCAGCGTTACCTCCTGAACCCCGTCTATAACGAGCGTGGTGAGCTTGAGGGCGGTGAACAGGTTCTCGATATTCTGCCGTCCGATAACTTCGGGAATGTCCTGGCGATTGTTGAGCGCCAGAGAGGCAACATCACCGAGCAAGTCCCCGTCGAGACGACGATGGACGAGCTTGTTCAGATGCCTGTGCGCGATACCGCACGCATGACGCAGGAAGCCACCGCTGCTGCGGTTGGCCCGGAACAGGTTGCCGGTCGTCGTGGTCGTGGGGTTGATCCTCTGGGGCAGGACCTTCAGCCCCGCCGTATGGCGAACCGCCAGGGTCCGGAGGCTTCTGCCCGTGTGACAGGGGAGGCTCAGGCCGCTCCTGAAGCTGAGGTCAGCGAGGCTGATTCTCGCGCGACCAAGCGCATCGAAGCCCAGAACAGGATCAACAAGCTCTACCTAGACAAGCTCAAGGGCATGGGTGCCCAGGGCCGTCTGCTTCGTAACGCGCTGGTGCAGGCCCTGAAGGACCGCACCATGTCGGCGGGTGAAGTGTACACGGCGTTTGTCTCGGCGGATAAGTTTGCTTCTCTCCTTCCTGCCGGTGCGAACCATCGCATCGAGTTCGTGAAGGAGATTCTGCCCACAGCCGAACTTGCTGAGGCGATCCGCCGCAGCGGTGGTGATCCCACCAAGCCGTTGCAGGGTCTTCGTCAGCGTCCTTCCCCCGAAGGTTTGCCGGGTCTCATCAGGATATCTCTGGCTCCAGAGATGTTGCCGATGCTTGGCGAGACGGTGGCACACGAAGCCTTCCACGTCCTTCAGGACTACTACGGCAAGTTCGACGCCCAGTTCAAAAAGCTGATGGACCAAGGCTTCCGCGATGGCATGTCCATCTCGGACCTTGAGCCGACGATCCGTCGCAAGCTGCAACAGATCGCTTATCCTGGGGCGCGCGACGACAAGGGCAGGCAGAGGAGCTATTGGGATTATCTGACGGCCACTGTCCCCGGCACCCTGACTGCCAGGGAGGCACAGGCTTACGCCTTCGGCGCCCTTGCCGACGCGGCCCGTCGCGGCGCTCCCATGTCTGGGCTGAAGCCTGCCTTTGCTCGCTTCGTTAATGTCATCAAGAACTTCTTCTCGAAGTTTGGCAGCCAGCTTCGTGGCGATGGATTCCAGACGGTTGAGGAAGTGCTGGGCCGCGTGTCTCGTGGCGATGCTCGTCGCTTTGATGCGATGGCTTCCCCCACTGCTCGTGACATCGCCACGTCTGGGCCTGAGCTTTCCGCCCGCTCTGAAGGCGGGATGACCGAAGAGCAGTTCGAGGCTTCCGCTCGCGCGACCAACACGTCCGTTCCTGAGTTCAAGAACTGGTGGAATGGCGGGTGGCGCGGGGAGGGTGTTCGGGTTGGGCCTAGCACCGCCGCAAATCCTGACGGCTCGCCTGTGAACTTCTATCACGGCACTCAGAGAGGCTTCACTAGGTTTGGTGAAGCTCGCAGCGGCGCCTATGGTCTCAATGAAGGCCCGTTCTTCTTCTCGCCTGATCCCGACTTTGCTGGCGACTATGCCATCTCAGAGATGTTTGCTGGCGGCGACAATCGGCGCGCCACAGATGGTCAGCGCATGCTGCCCGTGTATCTGTCTGTTCAGAATACCTTCAACGCGACAGACCCCCGTCTTCGTCAGGATTTGCTGGACTACGTTGATACCGGCCTGGACGATGGCACGATTGACTGGCGTGATATCGTTGGGAACAGGACTCGCGCCAGCTATCAGGATCAAATCGACCGGGGCGAACTCACTGAGTACAAGGCCGCTGGTCGTGCATTCAGGATGTTCAAGCTTTTCCTTGAGAAGGACACGGATAACTGGCCAGCTTTGGAGACCAAGGCTGCCCAGAAGTACATCCGCGACAACGACTTCGACAGCTTCTATGTGAGGGAACTGGGCACCGAGAACATCGCTGTCTATGACCCACGGCAGATCAAGTCGATCTTCAACAAGTTCGAGACTGGGGCAGCAACCGAGCCTGAGTTCTCGGCGCGCTCTCCCCTTGCGGCTGATCCTGCCTTTGCTGTCATGCGAGACAAGCTGACTGGCAAGGAGATGGACAAGCCCAACGTCTTTGCTGACGGGCTTCGTAGGTTTGTTGGAGCCCTGCCGGGCGAGAAGCTTTCTTCTGCCCTCGTGCGGACCTCCGTCAATCGCGCTGGTGCAGGGTGGATGATTGACACCCTGTCTAAGCAAAAGGGCATGACCGTCAGGAATGTCGGTCAGGCTATGGAGATCGCGCTCAACAACAGCGGTCGCGTTCAGATGTACCTGAACCACGGCCCACTGGCCTACGATCCGAAGACTGGCGACGTGACTGTGCGCGATGACGTGCCGGGCCTCATCGACGCCATCAAGGGTAAGCTCAACGTTGCAGACAAGAGGGAGGCGCAAGCCTATCTCGTCGCTCTTCGTGAGCGTGATCTTCGTAAGGCAGGGAAGAAGGGCTTCTTCAACCTGACGGACAAGGAGATGAACTCCATCATCTCCAAGGCTGAGGCGGCGCATCCTGAGTGGAAGCAGATGGCTGCTGACATTCAGCGCATCAACAAGGCGCTGCTCGACTTTGCCGTAGCCACTGGAACTCTTGATCGTGCCAAGGCTGATCAGCTTGGCAGCATGTTCTACACGCCGTTCTACCGGCAGGCCGACGAAGATGTGAAGGACGATTCAGACGCGGTGGTTGGGCCTCGTCTGTCTCAGAGCCTCACTCGCGTTAAGAGCGCCTTCGATGTCAGCGTGAAGGGCGGTGAGAATCCGCTTGGCGATCTGTTCGAGAACATGATCCGCAATGCCGACGTGATCATGAAGGCTGGCATGAAGAACGTCGCCATGAGCAAGGCGGCTGAGGCATTGCAGGATGTTGGCCTTGGTCGCCCCGTGAAGACGCGCGAGACGGGCAAGACGATCACCTACCGTGTTAATGGGCAGGATAAGCACTTCGAGGTTGATGACCCTGCCTTCTACATCGCTCTTGCTGGTGCGCCGCGTGAGTTCACGAACGGCATCTATCAGACGATGGCGACGATGGCGGGCTTCTTCCGCGACATGGTGACGCTGGCGCCGAGCTTCATGCTGGCGAACCTGTGGCGTGGTAAAATCATGGCGTATGTGCAGGAGGGAACTCCCCTCTATGCAAATACGTTCGATGGTCTGAAGCAGGCCCTTCAGTCTAGCGCATCCTACAAGGCTATCGCCGCACAGACTGGCTTCGGCGGCTACACCTACGGCATGGGCGAGCGTGATGCTGCTGCCGCCTTCGAGCGTGAGATTGCCGGGCTTGGCTACGGCCCTGGCGGTCTGATGCGTCGTACCTTCGATGCGCTTCAGAAGGCGAGTGAGGCCACGGAAATGGCCGAGCGCATCAAGATTTATGAGCGCATGAAAGCCCAGGGGATGAGCGACAAGGACGCTGCATTCCAGGCTTATCTCCTTGCCCCGTTCTCTCGCAGGGGCATGGGCGGCGGCTGGATCGGCTCTACCGTCAACTGGCTCGTGCCTCTTGTGCCGTTCTTGAACGCCAAGATTCAGGGCATGTATCGCCTCATCGAAAACGAGAAGGGCGACACGCAGAAGATTTGGACGCTTGGTCTTCCCAAGCAGATGCTGCTGCGTGGCCTTGTGGTCATGGGCCTGTCGCTGGCACTTTTTGCCAAGAACATAGGGGATGAGCCCGAGCGTTGGGACAACGAGAACCCTGATCTCAAGTTCCGATACGACATCATCTATCTGCCAAACGACAACAGGATTCTCCTGCCCCGAGCGTTCGAGGTGGGCTCCGTCTTTGGTGCGCTGCCCGTCTTTATCCTCGACGCCATCCGTCGCAATGACAGCAGGGACTTGAGCAAGGCGCTGGCCGATCTCGGCACCTCGACCTTCTTCTTCAATCCGATCCCCCAAGCTGCTGTGCCTATGCTGGGTGCCTTCACGAACTACGACTTCTTCCGTAGTCGCTCGCTTGAGACGGCTGGTGATGCGAGCAAGCTCCCGCAAGAGCGCGTCAACCGCAGCACGAGCGCCGTTGCCAAGGCTATTGGTGAGACGTTCGGCGTCAGCCCGATCCGGGTTCAGTATGTGCTGGAGGGATACTCGGGCACGATTGGCTCGTCTGTTTTGGCTGGCTTCGACAGCATCCTTGCTTCCTTCGGGATGATCCCCGGCAAGCCTGCTGGCGCCTTTGGTGATCCGATGAGCATGCCCGCCATCGCGGCTGGTCTGACTGGCGTGAGCCGCTTCTATCGGAGCGACGACCAGAGCGCGACCCGCTTCATTGGCGACTTCTACAAGATCAAGGAGATGACCGATCAGCTTGTGCGGTCTCAGAACATGGCTATGGAGACACGCGATCTTGATCGGTTGGCAGAACTCCGTGGTGATGCGGGCCTGCCTCTGCGTCTGAGGCCGATGGTCAATCAAGCCTCGACGCAGATCACTGAAATCAACAAGCGCATTGCCAGGATTGAACGCAGCGACCTAACCTCTGTGGAGAAGACTGAAGCCCTTCGTCCTCTGAGGGAGCAGCGTGATCGTGTGGCAAGGCGCGTTGTTGAGAGGGCAAGGGATATCGGAGCCTACTAGGAAGTAGGCTCCTTGTTGGCGATCTCCTCCATAATGGAGGCATAGCCAGCGATATCAACGTGGCTGTCTTGGTGGCCCGGCGAGTGCATCAGCCGGGCTACCTTCACCAGCAGCATCATCATGGCCGCGT